ATTGTGATAACCCTTAGGGATTGTGTAGCTTCCTCCGCAATTTAACGATGCTGTCTTTGTTCCATTGTCCGTCATTGTTCCAGTTACCTTACTGCCATTTACATACGCCGTTTTCCCGGTCAATATGTTTTCTGCGGCTGCTGTCGCTGTTGTCTGACTGGATAAGCTGTTCCCTGTTACTTTACCATTTCCATTGTGATAACCCTTAGGGATTGTATAGCTTCCGCCACAATTTAATGACGCTGTCTTTGCTCCGTTATCAGGCATTGTTCCGGTTACCTTACTGCCATTTACATACGCCGTTTTCCCGGTCAATATGTTTTCTGCGGCTGCTGTCGCTGTTGTCTGACTGGATAAGCTGTTCCCTGTTACTTTACCATTTCCATTGTGATAACCCTTAGGGATTGTATAGCTTCCTCCGCAATTTAACAATGCTGTCTTTGCTCCATTGTCCGTCATTGTTCCGGTTACCTTCTCGTCATTTACATAAGCCGTTTTCCCACTTAATATATTTTCTGCGGCTGCTGTTGCATCTGATGTATCCGTACCGCCGCCGCATCTAAAAAATGCCATTACTTTACCACCACCTTTACTTGCACACTCTTCGTTTGTGCCTTAAATGTCATTGTTATACTTCCGTCTGCTACTGTTGCTGTTTTCGGAGATACTCCATATACATCCGTATATATGTGTATTGTTGAGTCTGCTGATATTTTTTCAGAACTTAGTGCAAGTTCTGTCTGCCCGGCTGACAACGTCCCCTGTATTTCATTTGGAATTACAATATTAGCTATCTTTTTCTTTTCTTCCTCCGTGACATGTACATTCTTATCTTTTAAATGTTCTGCATATTTTTTTACATCCCCTATCTCTTCATCAAGCTTCCTCATATTTTCGTTCTGATGCTCAACGTCAAAAAAATCATCATCTTCCGGTAAATTCAAGCCTAATTTTTCAGACTGTTTCACTTTTCCACCTCCTCATTTTCTCTAAGTGCAAGGTACGAAAACGCTTTCATCTGTCCATATGTCATTTTTTTTTCTTTAAAAAAGCCATATGTATGAAACATTATAATAACCTCATAATTCATATTTAGCGGTAATGTTACCTCTAACAGTTCAGCTACATCCTTTATTTTCTTCTTTGATGCAATTGCTAATTTTACTGTTACATTTGTGTCTGACCGTGTAATTTCCATTCCGTCTGGTGCAAGTGCCGTTAATTTTCTAATGATTACCCTGTATGAATACGGCAACTTTTCAAGCACTTTAGATTGTATCCTAAAACGACGGTCTGATAACGTATCATCATCAAGCGGTTTTATCCTAAGCATTTTTTCCCAGAGCTTGATTTTTTCCTCGCCCATGCTTTCAAGAAATATGTCTTTCTCCATTTGGTCAACTGCTGCCGTCAGCTTTTCTATTTGCTTGTCAACAGCTTTATATACCTGTTTTATATCAGGAATTTGTATTATAATCTCCGGAGCTTCAAACAATCTCAACACCTCCCAGCTTTGGTATATACTCGTATGACAATATTATATTTTCAGCAGTATCATTAAGTTTGACGCTTATATCTCTTACACCTTCAACACTTAGAATAGCTGCTTCTATTCGTGCAAGTCGCACTATAGTGTCATGTAACTCATTTGATTCCCAGGCTTTTCTTAATTCTGCAAAATAATCTTCCACGACATTCGTTATTTGAGTAGTTGAAGTCTCTTTGCTATACCCTGTGTCAAATTCTATCGTTGCAGTTACTTTAATGTCTTGCGTCAAAGCCGACTTAACAAGAACATTGTGGCAAATAGGTGCCATTCCATCACCTTCCCCGTGGTTCTGTTCAGGGTCAACAAGTGTCTGCACCTTTTGAATCAAATCTTCTGATGCAGCCTTTTTCTGTGCAGATATGATCCATATATAAATCCATGAACTTTCCTTATCTCTCCGGATAGGCTTACAGCCCCCAACCTCGTCTATTGCATCTACAAATAAACGATAATCAGCTTTATTTCCCCCAAAGGCTGTAGATTTGAAAGAATCAATCACACGTTGTCTAAAGACTTCCGTATCTTCATCATCTGTGCCCGGTACAAGTATTTCTGTAATCTGGCCACCCTGGTAATCGTCAACATAATCTTGCGGTGTAAGTTCTCCGGTGTTACCGTTTGCAGCCGTTCCCGGTGTTCCACATACAAGACGGTAATCATACCCGCTTATCAACGATTCAACAGTGTATGTATAATCGTTGCATGTAAACATTTCACCTGTTTCTATCTCCTGTTTAAAGCTTCCACGTACCACTGTAGCACTTTCATAGTGATAACTTATACCTCTTTCTTTTGCGTATGCTATAAGATGGCTTATATCCTGTGTATCAGGTAGCATATTGTCGTAAATATCTGATATGTCACCGTATGTATCTTCAAGCTCGCTTGCCGTCTTTACACATGCGTTGTATGCTATAGAATTTTCGTCAGTTCTTATACCGGATAATTCTGACAGCATTTCTTCTACAATGACATCCTGCGTTCTATCCTCATACATCTACCGTCATTTCCCCCTCTCCGTAAATAGTTTCAACCTTAAAAGCTATTGTGAGACTGTCTCCGGTAAAATCAATGTTAAAGTTAGTCACATTAGTTATATCTTCATTTAAAGAAGCAACTTCCCTTATCATTCGTTCTGCTTCACTGTCAACATAATCTCTATCATAACCTTGCCCGATTAGTGAAGACAGCTCTGCACCATTTTCCCATGAGTATTGCGTGTACTTGTACCTGTCTATTGCTAAAGCAATAGTAAGCCACTGCTTCACAGCTTCAATGCCACTTATCATTCTGCCTGTTAGTTTTCCCGTTTTAAAATCAACCTCATATTCCTGCTTCTCCGGTTCTTCCTCGATTTCTTCTGCGTCAATTTCATCATCTTCTAAATCAAAAGGAAACATCTCATCACCTCGCTAACTCCAGCATTTTGAACACGCTTTATATTTACGTTTGCCATTTCTGTTTTTCATCTTCTTAACCTTTGCGACTGTTGATTCATGAACAGCCGTCTTTGCATTTTTGCAGGCGGAACAGCCTTTTGAAGAATGAAATACTGTACCACTTTCAAAGTAATACGCTTTTGCTGCATTTGTAAGTTTAGGTTTGTTCTGTTTACTGCTTTTCTTCTTGCTCTTTTTAGTGCTTTCTGTATCTGCTCCTTCTTCCATCGTGTTTACATATGAAAGATTGAGTGACATTGTATGTGTCCCATTTTCAAATTTGTGTAAATCAGATGTGATATAAAACGTACCTGTCAATTTTGCCGCTTTGTTCTGAATTTTTATGCTTTTTCCGGAAACCGCCGCAATATCTCCCAACGCTTCAATTGATGCCTCTTTTGTTACTCCTGTTAGTAATGCTTCTGCTGCTTTCGTTGTATTTACACCTTTTTCTTTTGTGTAAACAGACTGATACACTCCATATTTTGATACATTGCTCTTATCCTCAACCTTGCCAAACTTCTTATATTTATCATTAAAAATCAGGACACGGTCAACAATATTGTCGGTCGTGTCCTGATAGGTCGCACTGGTTATATTTTTGCCTTGAATGAGCGTTACTCCTGAGCTTGTCCCTTTTACAACTACACTTACATTCCTGCCATCCATTTTTAACATGTATTTTTTATGAGTTGTTTTCTTCGCTTTCCGGTAAAGTGCTATTATGACGTCATAAATCGGCTGGTCGCTAAACAACATCTTTGCTATGCTTACATTCGTCTTTGCAAGATTTGAAGTTTTTATACCCACCTGGCCGCATATCTTTTTTGTTGCCGCCTCCGGTGTCATATTTTTAATCTTTATCGTTGTATTTGACCTCAAAAGATGCTGCATAAAATCTTTTGCCGTATAGTCAACCGTCCCAATTTCTGTCTTTGCTTCCCTTGATGTAATTGTCCCGGTAAATTTCTTTTTACCATCGACATAAAAATAAATAAGATCACCAAGTTTTATATTAACACTCGAAAAATCTTTGTCATACGGGTTATAAGGCAAAGAAAAAGTAAGCTCTCTCGATACCTGTGTATCTGTTCCACTCCATTCAAGTGACGAAAATTTTAAATCCGCCTTACTAGAGCCACACCATCGTAATATAACCTTTTCACTCATGTTTTTATCACAACCTTATAACCAACCAGAGCAACACTGTCTTTCACTGTTTTCACCTTGTGCTTTTTTATATAAGCTTTCTTTGCCTTTTCAATGACTTTTTTATTCTGAATGCGCAAAGTGTTTGTATAATTTGCTGTTCCTGTTTCTTTTCTTGATACCTTTAACCATGTATCGCCTTTTTTCCACTTGTATGAATGTGTTTTAACCTTTTTATTTACCCTTGAAACAGTATCTGCACTATACAGTTTTGCTGTTCCATATTTTGATTGCTTCTTTATCTTATTTTCACGATACTCAGTAAACTTCATTGTATAATTTATATCCCCGGTACCGTCATTTTTTGAATAAGCAAAATCGGATATAGTACAGTAAATATTTGCCGGGGTGGTTGTAATTATTAAATGTACCGTTTCATTATCCTCAAACAGCTTTTTAAATATTCTAATATACTCTTTAGGTTCTTTTGGCTTGCACTTGCAAAAATCATAGTATTCAGCAGGAAAAAAAGACGATAAAGAAATGCTATACAGTCCTCTATCGCCTTTCAAATTTACTTCACCAAAGCCATGCAGTGTTACAGATGTATTCCCCTGAGTTGCTGACATTTCAAACTCTGACGGCAAAACCGGAAGCCGTACACTTTTCTTATCATTATCGTATTTAATATATATATTCAAAGTCACCGCCTCCTACATTGTTTGCTGTATCTTCAAGTTTCTTTGCTAATTTGTCAACAATTTTGTCAATATCTGCATCTTCACGCACTACAATCGTGTCTGCCAGCTTAGGTATCTGAATTACAGTCTTTCTTCCTCCTGATGCCTGTCCGTCTTTGTATGCCTGATGCACTGATTTATCGTGTGGATATACTCTTGAACCTTGTGGAAGGTCAATGATCTCGCCACCTTTTTCATGTACCTGAACAATTCCACCTCGCCAATTTGATGTACCTTTTGCTAACTTAGGAATCAAAGGTATATTTATTCCTTTTCCACCAATACCCGGTATTCCTTTTGGAATCTTAATACTATTCAACCCTTTAATAACACCATTCACAACATCAATGACAAGGTTTATATTTCTTTTGACTGTTGCTACAATTCCACCAAAAATTCCGCTAACAATACTTTTTAACCCTTCCCAGGCTTTTTTCCAGTTCCCTGTAAATACGCCTGTTATAAAGTCAATAATTCCGCCTAGAATTTTAGTTATCGAATCAATCATAGATTTTATATACTTCTTGAATGTATCTACAGCACCGCTTATAAAACCTATAACGGTTGTCACAGCCGGGCGCAACTTGTTTATTCTTCCAATTATCCTGCTGATATGCTTCTGAACCATTGAAACAATAATCGGGAAAACTGTACTAAACATTTCACCAAATTTTTTAATAATTGGAGTAACCTTTTTAAATGCATATATAAGAACCTCACCAACTGCACTGGCAATTTTATTTATAAGTTTTATCACCTGGCTTAGTATAGGCTTTATTGCATTAAATAATTTTTGTGCGCTTTTTTGCATTTTGGGTAAATTGCTTATTACTACTTTTACCATTTTATCAAATGTAGGTTTAAGGCTTTTTATACTTTTACTGATTTGAGCAATAACCTGAGAACAAACCTTTTGAGCGGGTTGCATACTTACCTTTACTTTTTCAAAAGTCGTCACAAACCATTCTTTCACTTTCAAAAGTACGGGCTTTATTTTGCTCCAATTTTTTACAATCAATAATGCAACCACCGCAACCGCTGCTACAGCACCAACAGCTATCGCACTAGGAGACGTCAACATTCCGGCAATAGTACCATATGTTCTAAACATTTTTCCTAATGTTCCAAATGCCGTTACAACCTTACCAATGCCCGTTACCATCTTTCCAAAAACTATGATAGTTGGGCCAACTGCTGCCGCAACAAGAGCAACTTTGATAACTGTGTCCTGCTGCTTTTTATTCAAAGAATTAAATTTGTCAGCAAGACTTTGAATCCATTTCGTAGCTTTCTTAACGTAAGGCGTAAGCCTTTCGCCAAAACTTATACCTATTCCTTCTACTGTACTTTTAAGAATTGTAAGAGAACCATTCAAGTTATCATTTGCAACATCATACATTTTTTTGCAGGCACCATTTGAGCCGTTTACAGCCTTAGTTAATTTTTTAAAATCTTTATCAGAAGAATTAACTACCGCGAGCATTCCACTCATTCCTGACTTTCCAGCTATTGACGCCGCATACGAAGCTTTTTGTTCTGCTGTAAGTCCTGAAAATGCTTTCCTTGATTCCTGCACAATCTGATTCCATGGTTTCATTTTTCCGTTCGAATCTGTAATGCTTAATTTAAGCTTTGACATTGCAGCCTCAACTTCCTTAGTCGGCTTTGCCATTCTCGACATCCATGATCGCATTGCTGTACCGGCTTGTGATGCCTTTATTCCGCTATTAGCCATAAGTCCCAATGACACAGATACATCTTTTGCATTGTACCCCATTGCTCCCGCTATAGGCGCACAGTATTTGAAAGATTCACCAAGCATGGCAACATTTGTATTTGCGTTTGCGGAAGCTGCAGCCATTATGTCAGTGAACTTTCCTATATCCTTTGTTTTCATTCCAAAAGCTGTAAGCGCATCTGTCACTATATCAGATGTAGTTGCAAGGTCTTCTCCTGAAGCTCCGGCAAGTTTCATAATAGGTTCAATACCATTAAGCATATCTCCTGTTTTCCAGCCTGCCATTGCCATATATTGGTATGCATCTGTTGCTTCCTTCGCACTGAATTTCGTCTTTGCACCCATCTTTTTAGCCATGTTAGACAACCTATCGAGGTCTTTTCCTGTTGCTCCAGATATTGATGATACTTTGCTCATTCCGGATTCAAAATCCGCTGCAAGTTTTATAGCTGCGCCGCCTGCTGCCGCAACAGGAGCAGTCACAGCCTTTGTCATAGACATCCCTACTCCTGTTATCTGCTTTCCAGTTGTCTGTATCTGCTTTCCAGCCTTTATAAACTGTCTTGAATGATTCATAAGAGCAGATTCCGCACCTTTAAGCGGTCCACTCATCTTATCAATAAGCCTTAGAGTGACATCAACTATTTTTCCCACAATCTCACCCCTCTTTACTCTTCTTTATCTCTTCGTTTATGTCATCCATCTGCTGATGCATAAACGCTCTGACCACCTGTCTTTCTCCATATCCCATCTTATAATATTGCATAGGCATGATGTGATGGTGACGAAAAAGGAGATACATCAACTGTATCTCCCCATTCGTCCTGGTTAGTTTTTTATTTCTTTTTCATTTTCCTCTTCGTCTTCCGTTTTAACTCCTGATAATTCCTGTATCGCATCAGCAATATCAACCATTTCCATCGAAAATAACTTTTCGGTTAAATCAATAGCTGACTTTGCTCCGAAATATGCCTGCAACTTTTTATCTCTCAAATCAGGGTCAACAATTCCCTCTACACACATCATAAGTTTAGCATCATATGCCTTTTCCATCATAAAGTTACCTTTGTTGTTATACTGAGTTGCCGCTATATCGTTAAGTCGTCTCGATTTTAATTCTCTAATTGTAATATCAACAGGATTTTCTTCTCCCAAAACATAAGCAAGTCGTTTCGATGAATATGTACCTGTTTTAAGTTCCTCTACCTTCTTTGTATCTGCTTTTAATAATTTGTCTACTAACATCATGATTATTTTCTCCTCCTTTAATTTCCTGTTGTATCTAATGCCGCAATAGTATCAAGAACTTCCCATCCGGTAAAAGAAAATGGCATTGATTCTTCCCCAAGTTTCTTCGCTTCCCAGTTTGCCAGCGTAAGTTCATCAAATGTGCAACCTGTAAGCTTAATTCTTTCCTGCCCGTCAGAATCGGGATCAGCTACAAGTGAAATGATTGTGCATATAGTTGCCTTTCCTGACTTAAGATTATCTGACATTTTTTGAATAAAATAAGATGTGACCTTATTTAACTTAATAGTTCCTTTACAGTCTATTCCAGTTATTTTATACCCTTTTTCAAGAGAACCGGTCTGATTTACTTCTGTTTTTTCAAGAGCAATCTTAGCTTCAAGACCTGTTACTTCTGCCATATAATAATCATCTATCCAAAGTGAGCCAAATGTTCCGTTAAGTGTTTTTTCTGGTGAATATTTCATTGTTCAATCCCCCTTTATATTGATATTGGAAGTTTAATATCTTCGATTGCATCCAATATTCCTAATTCTGCCTTAAGATAAACATTAGATCCTGTATTCGCTCTCTTTAATTCATCCTGTGACATACTGTCTACATCTTTGCCTTTAGATTTCAAAAAGCTCTTATTGCCTTCTATATCAATTTCAACAGATGCACTTGATATGACATTATCAAGTATTAGCTGATCGAAATAGTTTCCTATTGCAGCCAGCAATAAACACTTATTGTTATAAGTATTTGGATATTTTCCGAGATAACTATCCTCTGTTGTCTTCCTTATATCATCACTTATCATATCCATCGTTTCAACGATTTTGATTTTCTTAAACTGGTCATTCTTCATACTTGTCGTTGTGACAAATGAATTAACTCCCCTCGCAGTTTTAACTTTTTCGCCATCGTGCCACACTATAAACTCACCTGCATCAACCGCTTTATCCATTTCTTCTTTTGTCAATCTGTCGCAGTCTGTGAGTTCTGCAAGCGGCGCATATGTGCATGATATTGCTAATGGTGTACCTGCTATAATTCCTGCTATGCGCGAACAATATTCCTCTGTGGTATACTCTTTATCATTTGCATAAACTTTCTTTGTAGTGTAGTTAATGATACCCTCTGAATCCGCTTTGGTATTCGGCAATACCGCTTTTACAAGATTGTCATTCTGCCTCTGACTCTTAATGAAACTTACGATATCATCCTTCTTATTATCCGTTTCTACAGTTGGCACTACAAGATAATTAAATTTAATTGTCTTAAGGTATTTAATAGCTTCTGAATAGTCCTCTGATGCACTAGGGATAACATATGCTATAACCTTTTTAGGCATATTTACATACCCCATTAACGCGAGTCTAATCTGTTCCTGATTCTCGCTAGTCAATTCCTTAGGTACATCTTCATTGGATGTGCACTCATAGGCTTTGACTTCTTCAACACTATCTTTAAGAATCAACGCTATAATTCCTCTTTCGCCACGCTTAATTGCTGTGGCTGCCACTTCGGTAAATGTAATACTTACGCTTGGCATTCCCATTGCTTTATTCCTCCATTTCTGTGTTTATGGTGACAGATTCCATTACAGGCTCTGTCTTAGGTTTCATAATATTTTCCGACCACTCAAGGTCTAATGATATTTCCAAAATATCGTTATCTTGTCCTATATAATCATGAGAAAAATTCGATACATCAATGGCTCTGTCTCCAACCATGATGTAATTTCCGAATACGCTTTTTAATACTTCTACTTTCTCAAATATATCAATCTCATCAACTTCACTTTGAAAATAATCAATATAGAATGTATATACATTCCTGGTTATATTGTGGTTAACTGCTTCGATAGTCACCGGCTTTAATTCCGTAAAAAAAGCAGGAACTTCATAGCCCTGCATTACTTCAATTCCGTAATATTTATATTCATCTGCTGGAAACTCTTTTTTCATCAGTTCAAGCAGTCTCTTTTTCAGCTGCAACAACATCAAAAACCACCTTCTTTCAGTAGTTTATCAATAAACTGCTCTGCCGCCTGTTCAACCTGTTCTTCATAACTTTTGACAGCATTATCCATCATATGTTTACCAGCAACAAATTTAACTGTTTTTCCTTTAATTACAAGGTTATGCCCACGCTCCACAAGATGAAAATGTGGACTCTGTGCCGATATTTCTATGTGTCTGTCTGCACCATATCCCCATATTCTGCTTATTTTATAATTTTTCAGTTTCGCCAGAGATTTTTCAGTTGCTCCCTTAGTGTGTGTGTCTTTTTTTACATTCTTGACAACATTTTTTCTTAACTCTCGTGCCTGACGTTTAAGAAAATTATCTGCATCATTAGGATATTTTTTTATAACTTTTTCAAAGTCCTTTGCCAGTTTAGCCGCCCCTGATACTGTTATTGTTTGTTCTATACTTATTCACCTTCTTTTTGCGTTCTGTGCATCGTAATTCAAGCATTTTGTGTTCCATGCCCATGTCTACAACACTTGTAATGTCAAAATTTTTTTCTTTGTACTTGATAAACATATCTGGTTCTATATCAGACAGATACCTCACATAGATTTTATATGAGGCATCTGCTGCCAGCTTTTTAGCTTCGTAGAACTCTTTTCCGCTGATAGGAATTATATTCGCCCACACTTTCTTAACTTCTTTGACAAACTGCTTACTCTGCCCCAGCTTATCCTCTTTTTCTTCAAGTATGCAAAAACTTATGCGCTGTTTTAATCTTCCTATATCAACAATCATCGTGAGTCTCCTTATCGTATTCAAATTGAAGCTGCATGATCATCTGGTTAGCCACATACTGTACGCTCTGGTTCTTCTCTACAGCAAGCACCCTATTGTCGTACATGTTCGAGACTATTGCCAGTAAAAGAATTTTGACGCGCTCATCGCTTTCATCACATTTTCCAACTTCATGATTAACATATCTTCTTGCAGCCTCCAGCATCAATGCAAGAATATCATCTTCATCATCAGAATCTATCCTTGCATATTGTTTAATATCTTCAATAGTTAGCTTGTCTGTAGATTCTTCCATACATCTTCTCCTTTATTAGTGGCTTTCACTTGATGCAGCACCCTTTTTAGTGAGATAGATAAGGCCTTTAGCACCAACAAGCTTACCGTTTGAATCATTACCAATAGGCATCTTTCCGTCAACGATAGTTAAAGCTTTATGCACCCACTTGTTCTTATCTTCATCGAAATACTTCTTGTAATACATAGCAAGATTGCTATTAAGGCAGTATTCTTTGAGATTTACAAGTATTCCAAAGATATCGCCATCGGCGGCTGCGTCATAGCTAGGGAGTTCATCTGTTGTGATTACAGGTCTTCCGTTTAATATCTTCTGACCTGATTCATTGATTTTGCCAAGTCCGATTTTCTGACCTGTAGTATCGGTCATGGAATTAAGGTGCATCTCCCATGTCGGCTTGCTCATAAGATAAGCTACACCCTGCTCATATTCTTCTGGGAGTGCTGCTTCTGCTCTTGCCCAGCCTTTTACTGAATCAACCTGATTTGCTGTGAAGGAGATTTTCTGCTCTGTCGGAAGCTCATATTTCGTCACACCAAGTGGCTGGCCAGAACCTGTTCCGGATATGATAGCTTTATCAAGTGCTTTTAACATTGCACGCTTCAAATTATTGACAACAGTCGCTTCAAACACTGGAAGTGATACTGTCGCAGACAGAAGACCTATGGCTACTCTTGCCTCAAGCATGTGATAACCAAATGTTATCTTTGTCGACATCTTGGCTTTCTGCTCGTCAGATACAACTGCTTCGCTTTCTAGCCATGTAGCTGTCGGATTGATTTCAGATATAGGAATCTGAATGCCACCCTGGTATGATGTCTGTGTTACCATCGATACGACCTTTCCTGCGCTCGTTAAGTCCTCAATAACCTTATTACTGATAGTAGTCGGGATTACTGCTGCCACATCACCTACTACTGTCATTTCAGCAGAACGTTTCTCCTGTGTAAACTTTTTCGGAATAGGTGTTCCAGATACAACATAATCTTTAAATGCATTTCTGTATTCAAGAGTTGCATACATATCTTCACATTCTGTATCTGCTACCTTATTACTTCTGAAAGTTGCTACCGGATTAAAATTTCTGTTTTCCGGATTTTCTCCATCCTCTCCGTCACTTCTCGCTGCTGGATCATCTTCATCTGCCTCCCTCATCTGTTTTTCAACAGATGAAATCTGCATATCAACTTTTCTGATATCCATCTCAATCTTGTCGAGTGCCTCGTTTGTAGCGGCATTTGTAATCTGTGCCACTAAATCACTTCTCTGCTCTCTAAGAGCCTTTAACTGTGCTAAAAAATCCATAATTTTTCACCTTTCTAATCTGCATATTTGTTTAGTAACATTAACTTCCTTTTTCGCAAGTCAAAGCTCTCCAGCTGTTTTAAATTGCTGTCCAGCAATTCAAAACTCCTTGCAAAAACATTAGTTGTATCGTAAAACGGGGTATCCACCACGCTAACGTCATATAATTTTTTGATGTTAATAACTTTCCGAGTAGTCTCGTTTTCTCCATATGACCACTCATCACCCTGATCTGCAACAGTAAAAGAAAAAGACATTCCATCAATCAACCCCTCTTTAATTGATTTGTAAATGTCTCTGTTGCTCTGTGTGTCAATTAGTTCGGCTCTGATTTTCAAGCCCTTATCATCTTTAATCAGCTGTAAACTGTTATTGCGTGTACGTGCCATAATGCACCATGTATCATTATGATTGTATCTTAAAGGAACATCTTTCATATCTGTGCTGTCAAGTGCTCCACTGCATATTACTTCTGTAAAGCTCCGCCTGCCATATGTATGCGTCGCAGGCTGGTCATAAACAATAGCATAGCCTTCAATAACCATCTTGCCATCGTCATTATCCAATGCACGCATTTCCACTAAACGCTGCTCATATTTATTCTTTTTCATCTGCATTTTCCTTTCCCTTATTTTTTGAAAGCTGGTATGTGTCAGCTATTTCTCTATTTATGAAGTTTAATGACTGATGCCTGATATCTCCACCCTCAAATGGCGGATATCCAAACACTGAGCCTATCTGATTATCTGTCAGTATTCCGATTTTGGACATTATATCAACAGCCTTAATCTTATTAGCTGTATTCGTGAACATCAAACCCTGATTATAGAATATTATTTCATTTCCAACCTCCAGTTCTCTTTCAGTAAACAGTGTTTTACTAAAAACTCTTCCAAGACTCACAATCATATGCTCCAATGTCTTTTCATAAAACGCTTGGTATTCTTCCTCAGTGAATATGCCATTGTATATAGCAAGTGATACTCCCCTGTTCGCAAGTATTCTTGTCATCACAAATTCCATTGTATCTTTATCAATGACTTTAGGATCTATTTTGATTGGAACAAATTCACTCTTTAAATCAGTGGTAAGAATTGCCGATTTATTGTTTTCAAGTTTCTTCTCAAATATCACCCTACGTTCGTCCTGTTCATCATCAGTCATCATAGTATTTATTTTTAAAATACCTCTTGCACCCATGCTGACTTTCACACCTTTATCTACACTCTGAATAATTGTATTGTCAGCTTCAAGAAGTTTTAGTTCTGCTCTATCATCCGGATTGCCCGATGCATCACCGCCCTGTATATCATTTTCAAAAAAATCTTTTCGCCAATGAATGATATCCGAATATGGCATGGTATAATCATACCCATTCAAAAAAGTGAACTTTATAAACAACCTTCCTGAATCATCTTCTAAATATTCTGTTGCAATCGGATTTAACGGGTAAAATCCTGTATATCTGCGTTTATATTTCCCATTGCTTAAAGGGATTTTTTCATACGCCGGATAAATATATACATTATTGGTCTTTTCACGCAAATATACTATTTTTGTCAAAAAATCCGATGTAGTCATATATTGATTAGGACCAAATTTTAATAATCTGTTTATCTCATCCCTTGTCTCCCTTTGAAGCCCAGTCTTTGGATCAGTCACAATATGCCTGGGATTAAGTTTCTGAATTTCATTCGCAATACAGCGTATAGCTCCTTTTGTTATATCAGATGCATAAACATCGGTTCCAAAACTGCTAAATACAGGTGACATTCCATTCATCATCTGCATGTATTTAATTTGCTTTTTCTTTGCAGCATAATTGCTGATTATATTTAATATACCCATTTTTTAGCCTTTCCTTATGATGCAAAATTCCTTATTGCCATTTCCATGTACTCTTTCCTGTATCTGTCGAGTGTTTCATAACATATTATCATCACTACAGCTCCATCTATCTTCTTTTCATTGTCACCCTGAACTTTAACAGGCATCCTCTGTGTTCCAGCTGAGTTCCATTTAACCGAAGTATTTTTCAAACATTCAATGTCCATAGGATTCTGATTGTAATTTACAAGATTTGCTTTAAGATCAGCTTCAAGAACTGTCATTGCATTGCTCATATCAAATCCCTGTGTTATCTTTTCAAGGTCAAAGCCATAATCCTCCATTTCATTCTTAAACGCTTTAGCCTGCCACTTGTCATATCCTGTCATATATATGCGAATACGGTATTTCTTGTAAAGACTCACAAACCATGCTACAATATCCGACTGGTCTACTTCATTGCCTTCACACATATACAGATAACCTTGTTTTGCCCATTCCTCATACTTCTCATTTTCATGAACCTTGCAAGCTGGAAGAAAATACTTTGATAAAAAATATTTCTGCCTGTTATGAGGATTGTATATAAGCACTTTTGCATTAGTTAAATCACCCGTTTCTGACAGGTCAGCACCACCAATGCCGATGCAATTTCTTAATTCTTCTATGTCATAAACATTATCATTTTTAATATCTTCCTCCTGTAGCCATGCCTGTGCATTATTTTGTTTTATATTAAAATCTTTTGCCAAAACAAACGCTTTTGTGCTTGTGCTCATCCTAGCTTCTTCTATCATCTTTCTTAAAAAAGACCATTTTTTAATTTTTCCAATACCCGGATTTGATTTATACCAACTTTCCTCATCCTGCCACACCTCCAGTTCGCTATCCTGCGTGTACAACCATATAAGCCAGCGTGGACTCCTCTTTTCACCATGTAGAACTTGTCTTGCTGATATCAGCCTTTTATCCAGATAGCCATTGTTAGTAAAACCCTCTGTTGTAAGTTCAAAATACAGAGGTTCGTCCTGTGTAGATAAAGCTTGTCTTATTGGCATTACAAGACTATCATCTTCCATCTCGAAAACTTCATCAACTGCACCTACACCAATATTTCTACCTTCCTTAGCCCCTGCCTTGGCAGACAGCTTTCTGATAGAACCTTTATTTTCCCTTGTAAATTTTCCATGCTTCTTTTTCTGCCTTGGATTGCCAAAGAACAAACCTTTTTGATTGCGCCTTGTAACCTTTGAAAGTGAGGGACTTTCTTCCCTCATTGCATCTATAGCCTGATACATAAGGTCTGCCTGGTCATAATCATTTGAAGCACACATAATTTTCTTACCCATTTCGCCGCAAAACCATTCTGCAAGACATATTGCGCCAATAAGCGGAGTCTTTCCATTTTTTCTACCAACCAAAAAAAGCACATCCTGATACTTCCTGACATACTTTTCTAATTCATCATCATATATTTTAATAGCGAATATCGCTTCAATAAATGCTTTTTGAAAAAGTTCAAGAACAAACGGTTTTCCTGCATATGGTGCTTCACTATGTTTGCATTTCGTCTCTATGAAGCGGATTCTTTTTTCCGATGCCTCATAGTCAACCATAATATTGTTTGCTTCCTGATACTCAATATCTGTTAATTCTTTAACAAGTATCTCCAACTGAAGCATAAGTTCATGGCCAACTATTATATTGCCAGCTTTTATCTCTTCGTAATATTCTAAAATATAACTTTTACTCAAAGTCATTCAAATCATCCTCTTCATCATCAACAGCCCTGCCGAGTATATTCGACAGTTTAGCGATATAATTCAAATAGTTAGCCCTTGCTTTTACTATCATTTTGCTTACCGGAAGTTCAATCTGCGCTTTTGGATTCTTAGGATTAACTTTAATCAGCCCTGTTTCTTTGATTATATTATGCAGGTCATCAAGTTCAACTCGCAGTCTGGCACATTCCTGAAAAGCACCTTCCAGCAACTCGATTTGTTTCTCATCGCAGCCCTCAAATAACTTCCTGATTCTTGCATACTCTTGTTGAATTTCCAAGTCTCTCACCAACTTTCTAAACTTAAAATCAAAAAAGTCAAAATTTTAATCTCGACAAAAAACGGCTAATGGCGGCCGGTCTTGTGTGAAACGTAATTTTTTTGCAATAGGGGGGTGTGGTTTTTAGTCGATAAAAATTTATGTATGCATTTCAAACCACTTATCAATGTACGAACTCCACTCCTTCTTGTGCACACTCCTGTAGCCTCCACAAGCATCAAGTCGTGTCATACATTCCTCCCTTGTAGCTTCAACGAATATAACTTCTGCTCCTGTCTCACTTACAATCCTGTCTCTGTCTGCACAGTTAGGATAGCCACCTATTATCCATGCACTCTTGAAAGAACCATACCTTGTCTTGATTTGATTTATCAATTCATTCTTTATAGCAAATACATTGTATCTGAGATTATCCGGCTTATCATGCATATCCATATAGCTTATAGCACTTGCTATAGCATCAATATCAATAACCATATCGCCGTATTTCATATGCTGACGCACATATGTACTCTTTCCTGCCATTGGTGGACCATACACAAGATACACCCCATTCTTTTTCTTCTTACTTCCAGTACAGAATCTGCCATGTAATTTGTCATGACATTCCTTGCATACAAGCATTACATTATCTGGATTGAGTGCAATGTCTGCGTCCGTGTAGTTATATTCTGTCAATTCTACAGGCGAATGATGTATGTGTATCTCTTTTCCTTTAAGAATATATCTGCCACACTCCTGGCACTTAATACCATTCTTTCCACGCTCCTGTATAATTACATCTCTGAAAGTTTTCCATTCCTTTGAACAATAGAAGGTATGTAATACACCTCTGCTCATTACCAATCATCCCTCTCAAACTTTTTCTCTTCAAGCTCCATCTTTCTTTTATCAATATCAACTTTATTATTAAGACTGCTTATGCGTGCCTTCTGTTCTTCTGTAGCCATCCCCATATGCTCACTTAACCAATCCAAAGCTTTCATTCTATCAGCAAGTTTAACTTTTATACCACTTTTACCTTTTGATATTTCAGCCACAAGAGTTCCATCAACTTCATAATCATTTCTAACATTCATGTGACTAACCTTGCTTTTCTTTGGCTGGTCATTATAATCTGTATACTCAACTTCCTCATTGCCAAATTCAACATAATCTGTGATATCAGCAAAAGCTATGTCCATGTATTTCTGAAATATATCTTCTGCCTTTAAAAACTCCCTGTTTAAGCGATTCTGTTTTAATCTCTCGATTTCTTCCTTTATCTTAGGATTTCTTAATAACTGTGAACCAGAAGACATTGCGGCAGCATATGAACATCCATACGCTCTTTGATATGCTTTTGTTGCATTGAACGATTTTACATAATAAACGCAAAAAAGCCGCTGCTTATCAGTAAGCTGATAGTTATCCATTACAGCTTTAATCTCACAAGCAATGACTTTATGTTTTTGCCTACTATTCTTTTTTTTCGAACCTGCAGTTTTGTGTGCTTTTTTCTTTCTGGTCCATTTGTATCTTGTCTTCCAGCTCTTGACAGTGTTTATGGAAACACCATATTTTTCTGCAATATCTTTATATTTCATGCCAGCTATGTAATCAGCCTCGGCTAACTCATACTTTTTAGGCTCTTTCTGCTGCCCCACAAACACCACCTCTCTTTGCCAGAAATACAAAAAAGACGGTCTTTCAACCGCCTAGATTAACTTTACTTTTTGCATTGTAAAAATAATAACATAGTTAATAGAAAATGTACAGTGCGTTAATAGCACACTTTATTTCCCAGATATTCTATACTTTAACACTGGCACATTCATGTTTATCATATCCTCCAAAGCCACGCTGTCATCATCTTCTAATGCTTCAATTATATCCTCTTTATACTCAAGTAAAAAATATATAATCGAATCTACACTTACTGTTTCAACTGTTTTAACTTTCATCTGCTGCCTCCAACACTTTCTCAATAATCATATATTTTTCGTCACTCATTCTTTGTATAAGCACAATGTCACCTTTTTTAAGTTTTCCGCGTACCTTTATTTTTGTTCCTGTACTTGTAAAAGTATCTATATCATGTTTGTGTTGTGCAACTGTTGTTGTTATCGAATTTAATTCGCCTTTATCTTCAACATCTATCTTTATCTCATAATCTGTTAAATGCTGTGATATAAGTAAATCATCTGCTTCTAAGTGTAGTTCGCCAATATTACAGCTTGTTGCATCTGTCATTTCTGCAAGTTGTAAACCTATCGGGTTCTTTACCGCTCCTTGATTACGCATGATGTTAATTATCTTTTCATATGAATTCATTATTTTATCCTTTCTATCCTCTCGGTCAACAGCTTCAATAAAATCATCAATAGCATTGTTGTATATTTCTTTGTCATAAAGATAATTGCTTATGTTGCTCCATTTTTTTAATCACTCATTCTTACTACCTTTCTTTACTTTAAAAAATCAAATAATGTAAGTTGTTCATATCGTTCTTTTGTATATTGCACATTTTTGATAGGCTTATATTTTTTCAAAACTGCATTCTCCCTTTTTTTCTCATCCCATGACATTGGGTATATAATTTCTCCATTTGGAAAATACACCCCATTTCTATCACATTGCACTTTAATGTGAGCAAGATAACAACTTGACATTATAAAATCCATGTATGTTTTAGCATTTTTGTACCATACACCATACGCATATCCTTTTCCTTTTAATGGATATCCATGTTCTTTTATTGACATATCTTTTAATAAAGAATCCGGTATTTCAAAATAATTATATTGTTTATTTTGAAATGATGAGTAAAAATCGGTATCATGCCACTTATCATTTAATTTAAAAAAATAGGTGTATTCCATTCCTTTCGTCCACCTAAACCAAGTTGCACCTACAAGCGGCAAAAAACGTCCGTTGCATAATGCACTCTCTCCAAACCTGCATGGTAATGGGATTCTCATTTCATTCTTACTCCTTTCTTAATTTTATTTGCTCTATACTCTCATACTTATCTTAGTGAAATCCCCTATCTTCTTCGCTAGAATAGGCTCTTTTGCAATCTGTGCAAAATTCCAAATGTGTCTCTTCACAAATACATTGTTCATGCATAGAACAGTTTTTACATTCAATCGTCATTCTCACCACCTGTCTTTACTATGTCTATTGCTCTGCTTAGTCCAGCATTATATCCTTGATGTACATCTGATAATACAGTCTCACAATCTATAAATTTATTTTTTCCCAACTGCTCCACAACCTTATCTACATCATAGGCAGTCGGCTCTGCATCTATAATCTTGCAAAATCTCTCATATTCATCTTTTGATAAACAATACTCACTTGCCCTATATTTTAAGTCAATATCTTCAATCAGTCTCATTCTTAATCCTCACTTTGTTTCCGTCTTTGTTCGTGTATGATCCGCTCTGTGCGTGGCACTCTACAATAATCTTTATGTCTTTTCTTATGTATCTCTCCACAAACTCTGCGGTCTTTCCAGATGGTACTCCCGCTGCTAAAACCTCACGTAGATTTTGCAGTATAATTAAATACTCCTCGAAACTGTACGCGTGTTTTGCAGGATCTAATATTGCTGCTGCCTGCTCTGCAAATTCTACCGTCGTTATTCCCGCAATCTGTTGTAGTGTCTCCCGCTCGATCTGACGGTTTCGTGTAAATTCTTCCTGTATGGCTACTACCAATTCTGATAAACTCAATATAGTCTCCCTCCCATTAGCGCTCTTATAATGTCCTCTCTTTCATAAGATCTGGCTTTACTTCTTACTTTCTAAGCATTGATAAAATCTTTCTTCGTCACTTGCTCGTACCATGTTTTTTCCTCATATTTACTTTAATATCCTACAGATTCTGAGAATGTAGTAATCTTTTCCTTCTTCGGCTCCCCATTCAGAACGACCATTTCCAACTTTCAACTCACATTCTACAACAAAAGATGGGCTATGTATTGAATATCCATTTCTAAACATAATCTTTCTCTTGCCCATGTATCTATCACCCCATAAATTTTTAAACCTTGTTTCATAATATGGTGTAATATCTCGATATTCTTCTTTCTTTTCTCCCGATAGAATCATATCAAACCACCTTTTCTTTATAGGCAATATCAGCATTTTATACCTCCAATTTTGTATATCGAAGAATCAAACCCTCGTCTATCTGCTTATCCATGTCATTCATCACTTTCTAACAACTCAGGATTGTCAAATATATTGCCGACAATTTCTGCATCAACCATATTTATCCAATAGCCTAAATCTTTTCTGTATCTTCCAGTGTGCTTGTTTGACCAGCCTACATAAAATCCAACGTGTTCAGTTTTGGTGCTATCAAAGCAGTTCTGATAACTGCCGTATTTGATTTGTGCATAAACATCACTAAATAAGTCTTTTACAATATCATTTTCCCAAATAAGATTACCTTTCTTATCTTTCAATCCTGTGCATTGACATATAGTATCTGGGTCTATTTCGTTCCGCCCATCTGTTTTTCCACTAGAATAAAATATCGTGGTAGGCTCAAATATTAGATGAACTTCTTTGGCAAACATATTTAAACCTTTTACATAATGACCAATAACCCATTCTCCGTTATCAACTCTCTTTCCTTTAAATAAATATCTATCTCCCATAACTTCTCCTTTCCTTAATCCCCTACAACATAATCCTTTAAAGTCATCTGTCCCTTTTGATAATTCATCCACACGACTTCAATTCTTTTTTTGCCGTGTTCTGCACAGCTATTAAATGTTGCTTTATGCCATTTCTTAAGATATTCGTTATATACGTCTGATTCATATCCTGAAATCATAATTTTTGCTCTGCTGTTTACTATTGCTTTTAACAATTCCTCATGTTCTGTATCTGACATTTCATGCTTATATTGCTTCCCTGCCCTAGTATTCAATAAATATGGCGGGTCTAAGTACATAAATACATTTTCATAATCAAATCTCTTAATAACTTCCAATGCTGGACGATTTTCAATCTGTACCCTACGAAGTCTCTCCGCTATGTCAATAATCCACTCAGGCAAGCGATACCAATTCCATAACGCATAGGCTCTTTCCCTGCCCTGCACATCATTTTTCCAGCCAACCTTACTGTCATTGGTGCGAAATCCGTGTCCCTGCCAACACTGAATTAGAAATCTCAATGCCTTATGATATGGTTCATCGGGCATCATTACTTCCCATATATCTAACTTATATGTATCTTCATATTTTTCACGGCTAAAAGGTGTAGTAATTACCATTGTAGCTAATCGAGCTGCATCCTCTTGTATACACCTAAAAAGATTCACAACATCATGTGCTAAATCATTGATTGTCTCAATATCAGATACTGGCTTATTGAATAAAACTGCTCCACTTCCGAAAAACGGTTCTACATAGCTGTGATGTTCCGGTATCATTTCCACCAACTGTGACGCTATATTCCATTTACTTCCCGGATATTTTAATACTGCTCTCATTTTTATTTCTCTCCCATCTTCTCTCTGCAAGCCGCCCTAATCACCATAATCGCACGTTCAAGTCCTTTACTAAATGTATCATCAAAATCAGCTCCCAAATACGGTGCTACTTCTCTTACATATTCATCAAAGTCTGCATTGGAATAATCCTGTTCTTCCTCCAACTGTTTTATAATATCAACAATGCCTGCTGCCGCACACTGGAAACAGCTTTCATACAGATTGCACTTTTCTCCCTGCTCACCGCAAAAGGATTCTTTTGACTCTTTCATATCGTCCAATCTGCCTAACAGCTCGCTTTCAAGACTTTTTCCTTTCTCCTGCTCTTTTACTTCGGCTTCTATCATCTGTTTAAATTCCCTGACACTCTGTACAGCTAAACAGTCTTTTTCTTCTGGATGCTGCTTTACAAATGTATCAATACGGTTATCAAGCTTTTTTATAAGCCTTTTTTCATCTATCACTCTTCTTCACTCCCTCACTTCAACCTTAACTTTGTTTTCCGGAAACATCAGTGAAAACTTTACCTCTCTTTCCTTATTTGCTTTCATCACCTTTTTATCTATCAGCACATATCTGTTTCCACCTCCGACACTTGAAAATATCATGTGCGGATTTTCTATCATGTCAACCATTGCACATTCAAGATTCTTTAGCTTGTACTCCTGCTTATTTAATTCTGCCCGTATATTATTCTTCTCAACTATTGCAGCACTTTTTTGTAACATCAATGTATGATTTACTGCTTCAAGCTGACTTATCTTTATTTCCATTTCTTTAACAAACTTCAACTTTTTTAATATTCTGTTTAGCATTTTTTCTTTCCTCTCTGTCTTTTTCTGTCTGTAAGAAAATCATATATTGTCCATATGTAAGCCCCATCTGCTTTGCTTCATCATTGTATTTAGCAAGTTCCCCGGTATATTTTGTTTTCTTGACTTTCTTTTCAACCTTTTTCTGCTTTTCTCTTTTTGCTTTCTGCCTTTGATACCTATCTGCACATTTTTTCTTTCGTGCCTCTGCATAACATTCTTTTGAACAATATTTCTGCGTGCTTCTATTTGTAAAAAAGGTATCTCCGCACACTTTGCACTTTCTTTTTTCCAACAAACTCTCCTTCCCGGTGGCGCACCAACCACCATTATTTATTTTTGTGTGATACGCTTTACAGCTATGTTGCTAAAGGTGCATTATTTACTGCTGCCCCAAGTTGGGGCACTATTTACTTGCATCAGAACCAAATATAACTACCGCCATTTTTCTTATTAAGCGATTTTTATATTTTCGTACTGTACTTTCCGCTATATCATCCGGATATTTATCTAATTTTCCCAGTTCTTCCGCCACCTCAGTCCATTTTCTTGTATTTCCATCTTTTTTAGTTTCAAAATATCTAAGCCTGATTATTTCATAACCTTTATCTTTTTCTATACTTGCAATTGCTTTCTCAATCTTTTCTAAATCACTCTTAGAACGATTATAGCTTTCTTTTCTGTCCTTTAATATCTGTTCTTCATCAGGTTTTGCAACCTTATATTTTGAAAACTTAACTATACTTCCTGATGAATTACGAAAAGCCATATCAAAATATTCATCCTCGTTTGCAAGGTGAGACTTCAATGCCGGATATGTATAAAGCAACTTTTCCGTACTATTAAAATAATCTATAGACATCGCTTTCATCCTCTCTGTCCAACTGAATGAAGATATCTTTTTTATAGTTTCATCAACTGTGGCTGCTGCCGTTTGACTTGCTGTCTCTGTGATAATATTTAAAACCTCTTTGTTAATCTCCTGCACTGCTTTATCCTTCCTCAATTCTTTCTGCACCTCCTAAATACTTATTGACTATCTTCGCTATCTCTGCCAGCTTCTTATCACCTATTCCTTTTATCTTTGATATGTCCGCCAGTACCTTGTCCGGCTTTATATCTTCTTTTACATCTTTTACATCTTTTGTTCTTTCTGCCGCCTTGTCATATCCCTGCATGTAGACATTTTCAAGGAAACGTTTCATCGTCATATGATCCATCTGTTTAACCTGGCGAAACTGTGTGCGTGGAAAATCTATATTAACCACTGTCTCGTCCACTGTTCCTTTATTTTTCTTCTTTCCCATGTTTACCTCCTATGAAATCAACTAAAAATGCTAAAACAGCAAAATCAACCGCTGTAACTATCAATCTAAGACCTGTTGATATACTTATCCATGCAATTGCAAACAAACCTGCTATCAAACAGATTGCTGCACAAATTATCAACACACTTGGCATCCAGGAAATACTAATACTGAGTGCCTTTATCAACATTTTTTTCACAATCGCCCACCCCCTCGCTCTGCTGCCGCCGTCAATATATCCTGAATAGTCCTTTTTTCTATATCCGTCAGATATTCATAATATTTATCTAAATCAAGTTTTAACGATGAAATCTCTTTACTTAATTCATTCTTGCTTTCATCCTGCTCCGATGTATTTTCACGTATAACATCGTTAATATCTACTATCTTTGTATAAATCATTGCTTCTGCTACTTCTGCAATTTCCACATAGGGCAAAATCGAATCCTGATTATCTGCTATAAACCTTGCACTTTGCCCGGTATGAAGAACTTCTATACTGCTGCCGTTATAATCAAATTCTTGCAAACAACCATCTATATCCGCAAAGCAATTACATATTTTATACTGCGTCACATTTGGCTCTGCAGTTTTCTTCTTCACTGCATCATAAATTTTTCTAAAAAATTCTTTATCAAAGAAATCCTTATCCTTTAAACTTTCCACAATAATATCTGCTGTAATACCCTTATAATCCTTATTAGGATTTATAACACCGTTAACGATAAGGCTGGTTGTATCTTTTTGTATTTCATCTTTCAAGCTTTCCGACACCATATCTGGAAAGTCATTCACATTCATCTGTCCCGGTAACTGCTCCACATCATCCGCTTTAAGTTCCCCGGTATTTTCATATGTTTTCAAAACTTCTTTCTGCTTTTCAACAGGCAATGATGCTGTTTTATCTGCTGCCGCTGTACTGATATTCCCAGCTTCATATTCGCTTTTAAGAGGCTCAATCAGTTTATTATTGATTTTCTTTAATCTTGCGACCTGCGACTTACTGCTGCCAATTAGCTGAGCAATAATCTCATCCGTCCGCCCTTCAATCTTCTGAGTTTCCCTTAGCTGTTTTAAAAGCTTGTCCGTTTCTTCAACCTCTTTCATCATTTCCGCATCCGTTCTTATACGCTGGGTAGAGTTCGTGAAAATCAAGGTAAGTTCATTTTTAATGTCATCATCCGTATAAATAATCTTACATGGCTGCATTTCAAACTCTTCCTTACCCTCGTCAAGAAGTTTAAGCACCGCCAGCCGTCTTTTATGCCCGGCTATAACTTCATATTCATCTGTCCCAGGTATTTTCTTCACGACAAAATTTTGCTGTAAACCTACAAGCTCAATCGTTCTCGCAAGTCTTGTGATTTCTTCCTCATCAGTAGAATAAAAGTTGTTTTTAGATGGCTTCATCTTCCTCACAGACACTTTTTCAAGCTTAAATGTGTCCTTAATTCCCTTTTTACTTTCGTCACTCATAAAGCATGTTATGTCAAATCCTGCCAACTGCTGCCACCTCCTATCTTATAAACGCACGTCTGCTACTCATTTTGCAAACCTCCCAAGCCACTCGTCCACAAACTTTCTGTAATCAATCGAAGCACCACATCTTCTTGAATATTCAATAAGCGGAATCTTAGCAAATGTGCTTTCCTGCACTTTTGCATTTGTGCGCCTTATCTTTATATCAAACACCGGATAACTCTTTTTTATAACGTCCAATCCCCCAGTGTTTACATCATTCTTTTGCCACTGTGTAACAAGGCAGCCATCAAAGTTTATTCCCTCGTTAAAATCCTCTTTAACCTGTTGCAACTGCTCCATAAGTATGTCAAGACCATCCATGCTATATTGGTCGATTATCAGCGGCACAATAACATCTGTGCTTATAGTTAATGCATTGATTATTGATATATTTATATCCGGTGCATTATCAATAACTATGTAATCGTATTTTTCATATATACCACCATCTGCAAAAGCTTTATGAAGCCTTGTTTGCTGTTGTCTTGACATATCCATCATTACAGACATATTTGCATTTGCAAGGTTCATATTCGCCGGAATAATATCAATATTTTCATACTCTGTTTTAGCAACTGCTTTTGACACATCTGCATCCTTTTCTGTCATAAGATATGCAACTGTATACTGTTCTGACGGGTCATAACATCTAAATGCTTTTGATAAATTACCCTGCTTATCATTATCCACCGCAAGCACCCTGTTACCTCTAACAGCAAGCTCATAAGCGAAATTAACCGCTGTGGTAGTCTTGGCAACTCCACCCTTTAAATTTATTATTGATATGATTTTCTTCATCGTTTTATCCTCCTGCCCTAAAGCCAGCTCTTACCAAATTCTTTTCTGAACAATTCTCTTGAGCCTTGAATCTGTTCAAATCGCATTTGTGCCATCTGCTTTAATTTCAAATCAACATTTCTGTTCTTATGTACCGCTTTATTTCCACATCGGTGACACTCAACACCATGCAAATACACTTTCATGCCCCACTTTTCAGACTTCTTTCTGTTTGCTGTTCCGAAAAATATATGATGTTCCTCAAGCCTGTCATATATTCCGTTTTTATAGTGTTCAGGCTCACCACACAAAAAACACTTTGTACTATCTTTCTGTACTATGCTTCGCATAATTCTTCCCACCTCTTTTCCTGACTCTCTCCAAATCTTGATATTTTCACCTTATGAATTTGCGCCAGCATGTCTAACTGCTGCCACAACACTTTATTTTTGACCTCTTTCATCCCAGCACGCTTCCAGCCGTTTGCCTTCCACTGCTTCATATGTGCCATGGCATTGATAACATAATCACTATCAAGATATATCTGCACATCGCATGGCTTTAACAGCTTTTTCAACGCTTCAATAACAGACATGATGCACATTGCATTTTTTGTTATATCCTGTTTAACAACCGTCACCTTTGATACATTAGATTTGTATGTAAGATATATAATCGTATTTGCATATCCTGACGGATTTCCATGACACTCAATCTTTATGTAAATAATTACTTTCAAAAAATCACCTCACCATTAGTATTTCCTAAACGAAACGGCATTTTTACCGCTTTATTCCTATAAAATACCCCTCAGCATTAGTATTTCCTAGACGAAAACGGCATTTCAAACCACCTATTTTTTATATAGTTCCCACTCTGCCTTTTGCCGCCGCCATCTGTCTCTCTGCTCTTTGTTAAGACCTTCCGGCATCCCGGCATCGAGCGAAACCATGATGTAACTTTGAAATGGGTACCCATCGAAATTAGATATGCCATTATTAACGCTGTCAGGCACTATATAATAACCTTTTATCGCCTTTGGCTCTCTTCTCCACTTCTCAGCATTGATAATCACAGTAACAGGCTCAGGATGTATCAGATTTCTGCTGCATGAATATCTCTGTTTGTGACCTCCAT